CTCAACATGTTCATCCACTGCTCCATTGCTGTGCGAATTCTAAAGTCCTCATCGTTAATGATGGTGACAGTCCACACATCGAAGGTTCTGTCTCCAGCAACCTTCAGTACTCTACCCCTAAATGGGATTTCAATTTGAGCAACATTGGAAGCAGGCAATGCTGCTGCCTTTGCCATGAAACTAAATTTGTCTCTAGTTTCATTATCCCAACTCCCCGCAACAAAAGCTGGGAATTGAGGAATCTCAACCTCAAATAAATTTGGTCTTGCAGCACCACCTGCTAATTTTGATTTGAAGGTGCTGATAGTTTTGATCTGACGTGCCATTTGTTAATTCCTCCGTGGTTTATATATTAGATAGATCAGACTCTACCAGCGACTTCCTCGAAGGAGACGCCAGTTCTGGTAGCAACAAACGTCAGTGTGACGTAGTTGATAGACTTAGCAGGCTTCAGGAAGATGTCTGCTCTAAACTCATTGTTATCAATAATATCAGGTGTATTATTGGTTTCATCACAGATGACAAGATAGTCATAAATTCCGCGCTTCGCTTGGATATCGCGGAGATATGGTTCAACAATATTTACAAAGTTAGCTCTTGTAATTTGATCGTTGAATTCAAAGAGTTGTGCTTCTGCTGCTTTTTGCAGAGATTGCTCAACTGTGAGGAACAAGCGACGAACGTTTATTCTGTCAAACGCAGATGAGAAGGCAAGAGCGGTCTTATCACCGAAGAGAAGTACTCCTGCACCAGTCTGATTAACAATGGAGTTAATTCTTGCAGAGTACAGTGAGTCTCTTTGTGACTTATCTGGATTAAATGCAAGTTTAATTGCATTCTTAAGAACACCTCTTTGCTGACCCGCTGGAGAGAACCATGGATATGCTATGATGTTTGTGCGACACATCAGACCTGCAATGTCTGGGTTGCATGGAATATAACGGAACAGATTGTTAAATCTGTCATATGTATACTTGTATCCACTATCAAAAATTGCATAAGAAGAAGATGAGAGTGGTCCGAAGAAACTAAGCAGATTGTTAGTTTGAGTTGCAGTATTCGTTAGGTCTACTACAGATGCTCTATGCGGAGAAATTACAGCAACACAATCCTTTCTTCCATCTGCAATGGAGATAAGTCTATTTGCTTTTGCCTGACTATCACTCATAGAATCACAACCAGGACCCATTATTAGATAGTCAACGGCAACATCTTCCTTGTTGTTAAACAGATCATATGCTCCCATGATATCCCCAAGGGATGCTTTGAGATTGCCCGTGGACGTGTAGTTGTTACCACCTTCAAGGGTATACGTTGCTCTACCAATAGAACTAAAATTACGTCCTTGAGCGTCAAAGTTCCATCCTTGATCTGCAATCGCAGATGCAACACCAAATCCTGTTGGGTCATCGGCATTTGAATAAATCTTTACTCCCCCACTTGGAACAAATACAATAGGAGTCGGGAACGTATTGTGGAAGTTGTCGTTGGTTGTACTTTGATTTCCTCCAGCATAGAGATACTGGGAGAAGTTTGCTAGGTAGTTCTTATACCAGATTTTTTGCGGAGAATTGACTTGAGATACTGCGTCTTTTGCCTTAGACAATCCGACATGCTTCTCAAGAATGTTACCTCTTACACCAGTAACCGATCCATCATCGTCAACAACAACAATATGCAATTCATCATTATTGGCATTACGCTCAGATGCATATGCAGAAGTTCCTGGTTTTGGTGCAATCGTGCTCCAGTAAATTTGGGAATTGTCTAATCCAAGTGTCTGAGCGTTATACCAGTCATCAACACCAGCAACCTCAACTCTAGAATTTGCCTCAGTAACTTCAAGAAGAATCTTGTCATCTCTAAGAGCACTAATGGTCATTGTAGCGTCATCACCTGGTGTGACACCTCCAATTGCATTACCTGGAATGGTAACTGTACCACTATTTTGATATGCAAGACCCGAATTAGTTGCAGTTACAGTACCAATACCACCAGTTCCATCTCGGTAAACATTAAAAGAGATTCCAGAACCAACGGTGCTTATACCAGCAACACTCAGATATACTCCACTAGATGCTGCAGGAACCCTAGCAGCAGTTGTCAACCCAATGGTTTTAATTGCACCTTGATCCAGATCAAATCCACCAACAGAAGAACCGCCAATAGATACAGTCTCACCAACAGTGTACCCCAATCCTGGGTTAGCAATTACAACACCAGAAGCAACAACGTTACCATCTGTAGCAGTTCTTGTAATGTTGAAAGTTGCCTGACTACCAGAACCTGTTGCAGTTCCAGCTATACCAGAGTAAACCTGACCTTGCTGACCATTGACTGGTGTACTGGTAGTAATACCAACAGCAGAGATTGAGTCAACTGGAGAAGCAATTACTCCTGCATTATCAACAAAACTAATTCTTTGACCTTTACTGAAAGAGGAATATGCACTACCCTCAGAATAATTTACTCTAGTATGCCTGCCTGGTTGTGTACCTCCAGTAGAAACTCTAGAGTGAATCTTAACTGAAATTGCACTAAGTCCAATCTCTGGAGTGTCTACAACTTGAGTGATTACCCCTTTCAAATATCCAGTAAAGGATTCAGTTGATCCAACACCAGGAATGACTTGTCCTGTAATATCAACTGTTACACCATAACCAACAGCAGCACCAAGAGATGCTCCAGAAGTTGTCCCAACTCCAATAATTTGGTCACCTAAGTCATCAATGACGCAAACCTTGAGGTTATTAGACCAGGAACCTGGATTTTTTGCAGCATATAAGAAGTTAGATGCAGCACTAGCATAGTTGCTGTTATAGTCGTCAAAATTCTTAATCTTTGTGCCTGCAATTAGAGCAGTTCCAATACCAACATTCGAGTTGGAAATTAAAGCTCCATCGGTACGCACTACTTTGAGAATGCCACCGTATTGTAAGTAAGAAGATGCAGACATCCAGTACTCATACTGATTGTCCTCGGTTTGGGGTTTGCCGAAATTGTTTATGAACTCTTGCTCGTTGGCAATAGTAATTGGTTCATTAACAGGTCCACGTTCAAACGGACCTGCTATTGCGCCAATATTATCAAGAACGTTCTCAGCTCTCCCTACCGTTAAGTCCACCTCTCTGGTTAATACACCAGGAGATAATTGAGGAGTCGCCATGGATTCTGTCTCCTTGTTAGTCTCAGTTTATCTGAAAATATTTATTAAAAAGACCATTTACGCGGGGAATGTTGGCGTGATCCTACCAATCGGGGTATTCCCAAGCGTTTAAAGTTTTCCTAACTCTCTTTTTTGTACATTCCTTACACTCATATGAAAATGATGATGGTATTGCACCTCTATCTTTTCTGGTCCTATAAAATCCCTCTATGAGATTCTTTCTCTCACCACAACTTCTACACTTTCTATCATGAAGTAGTAAGTGCCCAAACTTTAGTTGACCATCTAAGTCCATTATTCACCTATCAATTGTAATCCCACATATAAGACATATCACCGTATTCATCCGTATGCCATCTATCACCTACATTATCAACAAAACTGGTCTCATCTAATCCATCATTCAAGAATCCAAATGGTGCCATATCCTGCTCTATCTGATTTTTCTGTTCTTCATAAAGTCTTTTACGAACATCTTGATCGGTTAGTTCTTTAAAATAATCTTGCTGAACTAACCATGCATATATGACCAAACACATTGCAAGGTCATCATTACATCCATCTTCAGCTTCAAATGAGTTATGTTTTTGAATAAACGTTGTAAGTTCTGCAATTATGTCGTAATCTTTGAATACTAATTTATCTTCTTCAATTAGAGTTTTTAAGTTTAGGCAACCAATTTTCTTTACCGTCTTGGACATCTTAACGCCAAGTTGGGTCTTCTTACCAGAAAATCCCTGCCCAACAACTTGACCTGCTCTACCTCTCATAGAACACATTAAAACATTATCATATTCTAAATCAAAATTTAAGATAGAAGCAACTTGATCACCAACATCATTAACTTCACATAATACAAATGCGTTATTATAATTATCTGCTACTTCTTTAATTATGCTAGGGAATAGCATTGGTTTTATTTCATTATTCCTATACTTACATACCAATTGGTGTGGGAATGTTGTAATATCAATAACAGTAAATGCTGAGTAGTCTGCACCAACTCCTCTCGCAACGTCAACTGTAATTACATAATTATTATCATTTTGTACATCAGTAAATACATCTAATCCTTGGTGTGTTATTGATGGTTGTTCATATACCATCGTTCTAAGTTTACTGGGTGCAATCAGAGTATCAACAGATCCAAGAAATTCACACTCAAACTCAACTTTAAACTGTTGCTCGGATGTGTTTGCAATTGTTTGACGTTTCCACTCGGCATCTCTTCCTGGTACATCACTCCAATGAACTTCTGTTGGAATATATTCGTTCTTACTACGTTCTGCGTCGTGCCAAATTTTATAAAAGTGATTCATACCATGAGGGGTACTCACGATAATAACTTTTGTATTTTTACCTGAAGAAATTGTAGGATATACTGAACTGAAGAATTGATCAGCAATATGATTTGCAACGAACGCAAACTCATCAAGGAAGATAATATTATATGATCCTCCACGAACTGCAGATGCAGATGTAGATGCTGCAATAATCTTCGACCCGTTCTCTAATTCAAGAGATGCTTTGTTCCATGTTAATACCCCCTGCTGTAACCACTTGGGAAGATTCTCATATGCAGTTTGTAGACGATCAAGCAAATCCTTAGCAGTTGCTGCTTTGTTAGCAAGAATTGCAATATTTACATTATCATTAAAAAGTGCATAATGAAGAAGATAAGATACAACAATAGTTGACTTACCCGATTGTCTGGGAAGTTTACATACATTAAATCGATTATGATGGAATCGATCCAACATAACCTTTTGAAACTCATACGGTTCAAAATTTTTCAGACCGTAATCCAGAGTAACAATTTGAATATAATTTTCGGCAAAATATACTGGATTATCAATACATCGTGCAAACTCAAGAACTTGATCTTGTGAAAACTCTTGAGTGGTATTTGCTTTTTTTAGTAGGGGATTACCGAGGTAATGATCAACAGCCATAATTTAGTCAGTTAAATTTTCAAATTCCAATATCCGAAGCGCCAACTTGTGTGCCAGTAATAGTTGCTGCACCTCTCAAACCTTGACCAGCAATTAAATGAATTAGAACTCCACTTGACGCAGGAACACTTATTGATCCAAGATCAGCATCATCAGCAGCATTGCGAAGAGTCACATTAGATGCACTGGTAGCAGTGTTTGATACCCAAACCGCAGTTGCCGATGTAAATTTGGTTGTGCCTGTTGCCAAAGCAGTGGCATCTCCTAAAATCTTCATTTCTTTATACTTTTATTTGTATTTATGATTGATACTATTTTTTCTTTTTCTTCTCTGTAGCAACATTAATTGCTTTACCTTTACGGTTTGGATTGCTATCCTGTCGATTCTTTCTTCTGAATGCACTATCCTCTTCTTTATCTGAGAGGTTGCGCTTCATTTTTGAAGAACCACATTTTGGTTTGGTTGTTTGACCTGGTTGTTTTGCACATGGTTTTCCTGCAAATTTACCACCCAATTGAACCCAACCAGGCTTGCCATCACTAGAACGACTCTTGCCAAACCAGTCGCGCAAAGAACTATCGCCACTTTTGTTAGACTCATTAATAAATTCCTCAAATGTTTTCATACTAGCAGTTCCAGCGACGTAATGCTTTGTTTATTTTAGAGTCTGGATCTCTTGCAGTTTTTGCAGAGGTCAGTCTCTTTTTCATACCTTTCATCCTGGAGCAGAATGAAGATCTACGCTTAGCATCTTTAGATCCCTTCTTAATTTTAGAAGGTTTAGTAGTAACTGCAGTCTTAAGTTTAGAACCTGGATTCTCTCTCTTATATGCATTTACTGTACTTTGACTCAGACCATCAGTCTTATCTTTTCGATTGGCTTTTTGCCAATCTTCTTCTACTTTCCCAGGCGATCTTCCTCTTTTTTATGTGCCTGTAAAAACTTCTCCTGAATCTGATGGAATGTCATTCCTTCAGACTTATTGCCATAGTTAGAAGCGCCCTTCTTACGACACTGAACTAATCTACCGCTAGCATACGCAGAAGGCCAAACCTTTGCACTTGCTTTTACTTTCTTATAGCAAGCATCTTTCTCGCCTGCTGCCTCTTCTACTTCTTCAAGACCAGGACAACACTTTTTACCATGAATTCCACAGTCTGTTCCTTTTGCAGTTTGAGCACACTCGGTCTCTTCAAATCTTGCTTTGGACTTTACCTTTTTACCATCGGGTCCAGGTACATACTCGCCAGTGTCAGAACTCTTCATGTCACTGCTATTTACAGTGCCATCTGCATTAGAGTCAACTCTCTTGACTGCTTTACTGGTAAGTTTCTTTAGGTTCCCACCACCAATAGATGACTCATCTTTTGATTCTTTTTGTACTCTTACAATAGGTGAATTGTGAGGAGCATACTGACTAGGAAGATCAGTTCTCTGGAAGCGAGTTACTACTCCACCAGGATACACTTTTTCAATTTCTCTTTGAACATCTTCTCTCTTTGGCATAGATGCCTGAGGGAAGAACATCTTCATCATAAGAGATCTGCCTCTCCACATGACAACAACTGCTAACAAGTTACCATACTCTGCTGGAAGTCTTGTTGCCTCATCAACTTGAGTTTCTTCCTTTGTTGTTGCTTTAGCAGATTTGAAGTTACGAGCCATCTGCATTGATGCTTTTTTCTGTGCCTTTGCTCTCTTAGAACCTGGTTCGGTCCTTTCAAGATCATCAGACTTTTGCATTGCACGACGACCAGGAGACATACGTGCTTTTTCATCACCACTCAATACTCTTTTATTAGTAGGAGATGGGGACTGATACATTCCCTTATAATCTTCAGTAGTCTTTTCTGCTTTTTTCTTAGCAGATTTTTTTACATACTTTTCTTTAGTAAAAGATTCTGGTTTACCACCATAAGCGGCTCTAACTGGTGCAGAACCCTTCACATAAGTTTCTGATTCTGAGACTTCATCTTCCTTCACACAGTCAGGAACCATTTTACCGCCTTTATTCTTCATACCTTTTTTCTTATATCCTACCCAACATTTCTCTGCAATATCTTCAGGTTTAATTAAGTCAACAACTTCCATAAACTTATTGCCGAAAGCATCTTCAATAGCAAGAGATTCTCCCATGCCACCGCCGTCTCCACCGCCGTTGTCACCTTCACCACCTTCTACTGGTTTATCAATACCAACTTCTTCTGGTTCGCGACCACCACCACCATAGCGTGCAGTCATCTTCAATCCTTCAGGAATTTTTTTACACTTCTTATCTGTATAGCAATAATACATTCCTTTGCCACACTTCTCTTCACCGAGAATAATATCAACTAGTTTTAATCCAGGAATAATCTCTTCTTGCTGACCCTGCTTAAGGTTGGGAAGACCAACTCTGCCACTAGGAGTCAACTTTTTTTTAGCGACTTCCCTTTCATTTGGGTTAGTAGATTTTTGCATATTACTAATCTTTGCCTGCTTTTTTGCAGTTTTATGATTTGTAGGATTTATATCGAAACTTGCCATTTCCTAGAAAACAGTTTTTTTCTATTTATCTTCTTCAATATTTTTAGTTTGCGCCTTAATCATTTTAGATAACTCTGCAGTAGATCCAAAGAACATTGCGTTGTTAGTTACATTTGTTGGACCCTTTTCGTCAGCGTCCAAATCCTTTACCTTTTTTTGTAGATCAATTAATTTATCGGTTGCATCTGCAACGTTCTTGATCAATTGTCCGACGACTTCAAATTGTCTTGCTTGTCCACTATCTTGTGCGAGTTCCAACGCAGTATCCAATGCTTCTTGTCCCTTCTCAATGATGGAATAGAGATTACCTCTCGTATATTCATAATCTTTAGTTACATCCTCAGATTCGGAAGGTTTTCTTATCTCCGTCCTTTGTTTTTCTGGTTTTACAATTTCTGCTTCCACATCAAATGTATCGTTGAGATCCTTAAACTTTTCAGTCATACTAATTACCATCAAATCCAAAATCATCACCAGCTTCAACTGATGAATTGTCTGCAGCAGTGATTACAAGAACACCTGCACCTTCAACATGTTCAGCAGAACTAGTTCTATACATTCCGCGCTTAACTGTTAATTCTCCACTACTCTTACTCATAACATACATGGTCTCATCATCAATAGTAATATATGATTTTACGGGAATATTTTGATCATCATTAACCTTTAACAAAGAACCCTCAGAACTAAGGTCTTCTGCAATATTTGTGATAACATTACCATTGTATGCTTTTGTTGCTCTTGGTGTT